ACCCCGACGACCGAGTTGACTCCAAGAACTGGAACCAGTCGGAAGGAAACAGCAAAGCTACCGTGTTGTAACTAACGGTGTCGCTTGCCATCTTCAGATCCAGCGTGGCGAGGAGGTTGTTTATACTCCCCTCTATAGCTAGTGTCTGATTTCGGAGTTGGGAGCTCAGATCTATTCCCCAGCGGCGCAAGCGCCGTTTCGCGAACAGGTCAAAGGCGAGCTGAACAGGCAAGGAACCTGTGGGCTCGCACGCAATAGTACGGTGCGTCTTCCAGTTCTTTGTGACGAGAGAAATCCTATTGCTCTCGACAGCAACTATCTGTAACCCCTCAGCACCAAACCAGGTACCAAGATGGCGCAATAGCTTGTGTAACAACCGTGGAGCCCTGATTCTTCCCGAGATCTTCAGGAATGGCAGAGCCCTAGGTCGTGACCGATCTTCTGTAGCACCTCCCGTTAAACGGATTGACTCCGGGAGCCTATCCAGAAATGCGTGTAATGGACCAAGCAGGTCCGCGATGCAGGATTGCATGCGGGCCACCTCTTGACGTAGATCCGGGGCGAGGCGCTCCGGCTGCGTACCAAAGTGGTCAAGTCGCTTGTTGGTGATCCGGCACAGTCGCTCGCCTCGCTCGAAAGCTTGGCGTGCGGCCTCCGTGCACGAGTCATCATTGGCAAAGTCCGCGTTCTTCTTGAAAAGCGCGGCTAGTTGCCTTTCTACACGACACTCCGTCTCTGTTACTTCAGACGGTATACGGGAGAATTCCGCCAGACGGTCGTACGCTCGAGAGCGTAAGTAGCCACCCAATCGGGTGACGACGTCATGCGGTAGTGCGGCTTTATAGTCATCCAAGTACGCCCGAGCAATTGCCCAGGCAACGCTTGCCGAGGTCTTCATATCGATGATCTCCGGTTTGACATTACTGCGTGGCTAGGAGTAAGACCCCCTAGCGGTTACGAGTGAGATGGAGGAAGGCGATGAACAGAATGGCAATCAAGCCAAGAGCTGCACCGCCCGCCTCTACCAGCAAAGGGACTATTGCTGAAGCTTCCACAGACGTGTTTTAAGCGTCCAGGAAAGCTTGACTCGCGACCAT